GAAGATATACAAAATATTCCAGCTGGTACATTACTAAGGATTCCTCGTGTTTAATAGTGTAAAAGTTAGTTTTCCTACCAGCTCTGCTCAACCAGACCGTGTTCACACAGCCTATATTAAACAAGGACTGTTTAATCATGAGTTTGCAACCATTCACTTTCGTGATTGGGGAGTAGACGTATCCCGAGTTAAGCCAGGAACCCCTATAACTCTAAATATTGGAAAACGAGAATTTGTTGGGTATGTACATCATATAAAAGCTGATATGACTGGAGCTTCTAACTTTATTGAAGTTTCAGCAATTGGAGCTTCTTATGTTATGCGCCAAGCTAGTCAAGATGTGTTTAGGAATGTTACCGCTAGTGAGATTGCTCAAAAAATTGCTATAGAAAACGGATTTTCTTACAAAATTGAGCCTCATCCAAGAGTGTATCCTCAAATTTCTCAAGCAGGTCTGACTGACTGGGAGTTTTTAAGAAAATTAGCAAAACAATGCGGATACAGCTTAAACGTAGAAGGAACTACCTTATATTTTCAACCTCATTTAAAAGAGTTTACTGAAAACATTTCTGAAGCTTTATACTTTACTCGAGGTGAATATGGAATTAAAAGCGCTCAGCACATATACGAATTTAACCCTGTAATTGGAGAAACTTTGTCTCATGGATTGTCAGACAAATCTGCTACTGCTGTCACTGGCATAGACCCAAGAACTGCTGAATTAATTCAAGTAACAAAACAAAAACGCTCAACACCTACTAGAAAAAAAGCTCAAACAGAGTTATTTGATAAGTATGCTACAACAGTAGTTGTAAACGATTTTGAAGTAGCTACCTATGAAGCAGAAGCTGCTGATGAAAACTCTAAATTTCCATATAGAGCTACTGCTGTAGTTTTTGGAGATTCTAGACTTCTTCCAGGTAAACCGGTTTACTTAGATACAGTGGGTTCATACAGCGGTTATTGGACAGTTTTGGAAACAGAACATCGAGTAGAAGAAACAGAATTAAATTATTATCTTTACACAACTTATCTTGTACTTGGAACCGATTCTTTAGGTAGTGTTAACATATCAGGAGTGCCTGCATCTCCTACTTCTTTTCAAAATAGAATAATTAAACCTAACGTTAGACAAACTAGAGAAACGCCAAAAAATCAATTATTAAGTTCTTCTCCTCAAATAAAACCAACTTCTGATATTAGGCTAGTAACTTCAAGAAACAGAACTGCTCCTAACAAAAAATCTTTTGAAGTTTCTAACAATACGTGGTCTTCTAACAAAGGTAACTTAATTGCTAAGAAAGCAGAACCCAGAAGGTCTCCAACTGTACTTTCAAAGATATCGAGGGCTAGATGAGCGACTTACACTACGGAATATATAGGGGAATTTGTAAAGAAAACGAAGACCCAGAGAACTACAAACGCATTAAATTACTAGTGCCACAAGTTTTGGGAAACGCGTTAAGCGAATGGGCTTGGCCTTGCCTACCTGTAACTTCTAACTCAAACCACCCTGACCACCAAGAACATACTGCAGCACAAATTGCTGCTTTACTAACTACCACCGCCATCAATATTTCAGGAACCGATAGTAGAGGTGATTCACATACTATTGCTGTCCCAGCTTTGACAGTTGTGGCTAAGGCAGGCGCAGGTACTTTAAAGCACCCTAAAAAAACAGATGCCGATACTAACGAACTTTGGAACGACGAACAAGAGACAAACACCACCGCAGAGCATTCTCCGCATAGACTAGTTCCAAGGATTGACCAAGGGGTATGGGTGATGTTTGAAGGCGGAGATTCTAATTTCCCAGTTTGGATAGGGGTATATTAATGGCAAGTTCAGCAATATCATTACCATTTTCTTTTAACTCTTTTGGAGAACTCTCATACTCCACTGACCAAAAAAAGATTTGGCAAGACAGGGTTCTTTTAGTACTTATGACTAGATTTGGCGAAAGAGTCATGCGCCCTAACTACGGCAGCTTAGTAAATCAAACCGTTTTTGAAAACGAAACCTTAGCTATAGAGAAGGCAGAAACTACAATTAGGGAAGCCTTTAGCAAATGGCTGGCAGCGTTAGAGCTAACTTCTATAAAACCTGTGTTTGACGCTGTGCAAGGTTCCCTAGAGGTCAGTGTTTTTTATCGACTTCCTACTGGGGAGGAGGATACAGTTAAGCTAAAAACCGCTATCCTTAGTTCTTCAGGTGATTTAATTCAGGAGATAAACAATGGCTGAAAACGCTTCCTCTTCATATATCCCACAGGTGGATTACACCTCTAGGGATTATGAGACCATTCGTGAAGACCTTCTTAATCTAATTCCTAATTATGCACCTAATTGGACTAACAGAGACCCTTCAGACTTTGGAGTTACTCTGGTTGAACTATTTTCCTATATGGGAGACCTATTAAACTTTTATATTGACAGGGCTGCTAATGAGGGGTTTTTGGCTACTGCTAGCCAAAGAGACAGCATTCTTAGAATTGCCTCTATGCTCAACTACACTCCAACCGAGAGTACCCCAGCTACCGTAGAACTAACATTCTCTAACTCTAGTGCTACAAATAAAACAGTACCCGCTGGAACTCAAATTGCTACATCTGTAACAGTAAACGGAGTCACTACTCAAGTAGTTTTTGAAACAGACGACGCAGTTGTTGTACCTGCTAAAGTTGGAGCAGTAAACGGAGTTGCTACAGTAGACGCTACTCAAGGCAAAACATTTACTGAACTACTTGGAACGTCAAACGGAACACCTAATCAAATATTTAAACTGTCTCAAGAGTCTACTATTACAGACAGCATTGAAATTACTGTAAATGGGGTTTCTTATACTTACAGCCCATTTTTAATTGACAATAACCTATTTGACCCTGTGTTTACTACCTTTTCAGATTCTGAAGGGTATACATATATTCAATTTGGTGATGGTATTGGTGGTCGTATACCCCCTTCAGCTGGAACTATTAACGCAACATACCGAGTAGGCCTTGGTTCTGCTGGAAACGTTCCTATAAATAAACTGACTTTCTTTTTAACAAACCCTCAATCTGGAGTAACTGTTAACAACCAGGAAGCAGCGACTGGGGGCTCAGACCCAGAAACAACAGATTCCATTAGAACTAATGCTCCTTTAGCATTAAAAGGTTTAAACAGAGCTGTATCTCTTCAAGATTACGCTTCCCTAGCTCTTCAACTTCCTGGAGTAGCTAAATCAATTGCAGAAGCTAATGTGTATTCAAGCATTTTGCTATTTATAAAGCCATTTGGAGACCGTGGTTCTGTAACTGTAGGGGGTACCACCTCTACTACACCAATTTTTGATAATCTTATTACGGAACTTTCTGCATATTTTGCAGAAAAAGCTGCTCCTGGAACAGAAATAACGTATTTCCCTCCAGCATACGTACCAGTTGATTTAGAGGTTACTATTAATCTGTTACCGCAATACAAACAAAGTATTGTTCAAAACCAAGCTCTTTCAACAATAAGAGAGTTATTTAATATAGACAATGTGTTCTTTGCAGACACAATCCCTCTTCAATATGTAATGAGCGCATTAAACACTGTAACAGGTATTGATTATGCCACAGTAGAGATTCTTCGCAGAACAGACGCAAAACAACAGTTTAATGTGTCTAATTTTGCTTTAGCATCAAACGTAGCAACAATTACAACTTCTGCTGCACACAACTTTACAGTTGGTCAAAAAGTAAGAATTGCCGATGTAGTAAACGCTAACTTTAACGGGGTGTTTACAGTATTAACTGTTCCTTCTTCTACAACGTTCACATACGCTAAAACATATTCAGGAACTATCTCTAGCACAGCAGCTTCTGCTGGTACTGCCCTAGCGTTAGTTGTAGAAACTGTTGTATGCGCAGTAAATGAACTTCCAGAAGAAGGAACATTCACAGTAAATGTATCTGGTGGAATTAGCTAAGGAGAAAAATGGCAGCCGTATACCCAGGGTCGATTAGAAACTTTACTACAAAATCAAACACTGTAGATACTATCGATGCGTCCCACCCAAACTTACTTCAAGAAGAGGTAACCGCAATTGAAAGCGTACTTGGTATAAATCCAAACCTTTCAACGACTGGTTCAGGAGCATACACAAACGTCGCTACTTCTTGGGCAACCGTATCTTCTAGACTTGCAAATATAGAAAACGGAATTACTGGAGACGTTCACACGCAATATTTAAAACTATCTGGTGGCGGTATTGTATTAGGTACAAATGCTGCAACCGTACCCTTTGTAGTAAGGGGTGCAGCAAGCCAAAGCGCAAATTTACAAGAATGGAGAAACTCTGCTGGAACTGTTGTTGCTTCCGTATCTCCAACTGGAGCTGTATTTGCCGCAAACGTCGCTGAAGCAACTGACAACTTGTCTGTAGTAGCTTGGGTATTTGGGTAATAATAAATGGCTATTTATGGCGTTGATTTTTACGGAATCTCTTTCTATGGTGCAAACACCTTAGTAGATTTTGACGCATCCCCTTTTATAGCCACATCTACAGACTATAACGAAATTGAATTGAGATGGACTGAGCCTTCTGGTTCTTGGAGCACGTTGCGTTTACTAAGAAATCCATTTGGGTTTCCAATGACTCCTGATGATGGGGATTTACTAGTAGAGTCTATTCCTTCAGACGACGTAACGTTTTACTTAGACCGAGGACAAGTACCTACAAATTCTGGATTACTTCCAGGGCACACATATTACTACTCAATATTTGTAAAAGAAACTGTACAGAATACTTGGGTTAAAGCTGGAGAAGCTATTGGAGTCTCGGTAAAAAATTACGGAACTAAAGAACAGTTTTACGATTATCTTCCAGCAATTTTTAAAATAAAAAACACATTTTCTGCATCTGATAATGATGATTCTATAAACGATGACTTATATAACTTTTTAAGTATTTTTGCTATTGAACACGACCTATTTAAAACTTCAGCTCAAAACGTTAGTGAAAGATACGACATTCTTAACTTAGACGGTCGTTTAGTTCCTCCAATGTTAAATCAATTTGGTTTAAAATATGAGCCTTATGTAGGACTTCAACAAGCACGAATTCTTCTTAGGAACGCAATTAAAATTTACTCTGAGAAGGGCTCTATTCAAGGATTAAAAACTTATGTTACTGCTTTTTCTGGATATAACTGCAGAATTGACCCAATAGTTAACTACATGTTAGATGTTAATTCATCTTCATTTAAAGAATCAACTGGTTTTTGGAGAAGCATTTCTAATGCTACTTTGGCTCAAGGAACTTTAGAAAGTGAAACTCCTTCTGTAGCACCTTACAGCGAAGTAACATCCCCATCTAATTACCCAAATGGTCAAGTTGGGTTTTTAAAGGTAACAGCTAATAGTGCAGCAGATGTTGAAATTGCTTGTGGAACTTTAGATGTAAGAACTTTAGGAATACCTGTTCAAAGCGGAAAGTCTTACACTTTATCTGCATACAGTAGAGCAAAAACTACTGGAAGAAATGTTGTTCTTGATATTAGGTGGTATGACGCAGACGAAACTTTGTTAGGAACTGCTGGTGAGTCTGGCGGTTTGAACACAACAGGAACTTGGACTAGACCAGCGTTTTCTACGTCATCTGCCCCAACAAACGCTAAATTTGCTATTCCTTACATAAGAATTGAAGGATGTTCTAACGGAGAAGTTCACTATATTGACGCTGTTCAATTTGAAAACTCCGCTGAACCTACTAATTTTGTTGATGCTAGAAGAACGGATATCGTTCTAATATCAAACAGAGTTAACTTAATATCTAATCCAAGTTTTGAAGTAAACACTAGCGGATGGATGTGCAGCACCTCTAATGCAACGTTAAGCACTTCAGCAACTGGAGCTTTAGACTTTAGCACTACATCGCTTACGGCAACCCCCACCAGTTCTGGAACCGTAACCGTAGAAACTGATTCATTTGCTCATAATGTTGTAGCAGGCTCTGAGTATTCTTTAAGTTTTTACGCAAAAAGAACGGGAACAGCAACTACAGCAACAGCTAACATATCTTGGTACACCGAAGGTGGAACCTTAATATCTACTAGTTCTGGAACGTCTACTAATGTAAACACTTCCTTTGGAAGAGTTTCAATAACTGCAACTGCCCCTACTAATGCCGTACACGCAAAAGTTAGCGTATCTTGGGCAGGTGGCACAGGAAACGTACTATTTGTTGACGCAGTGTTATTTGAAAGAGCATCCTATGTAGGTCCGTATTTTGATGGTGCTGGAGGCTACCAACAAACTAGCGATTTAGTTTGGGAAGGTACTCCAGGATTGTCTAGAAGTCACTATTATAAAAATAGAGCTTTGGTACAAAACAGGCTTGCCGCGACTGTTGGAGAGTTTGTAACTCACGGAACTCCTTGGGCTATATTCGTGGCGCAACCAGACTAGCCCTTTTTGTAAGAGTTGTGTATGCTGGCATCTCCGTCAAGGAGGTACCAAATGAGACGAGTAACCATAGCGGTTATAGGAAATGGCAAAACTTCAAGAGCAAACGTAGAGGCTTTATTAAACGATACTATTGAGTCGTTTGACGAGACCTACATAGCTTTAATTTACGATAAAGCCCCTTCTGAGGGTGTTGTATGGTCTAAACAATATGCTGATAGTAAAGACTTACCTTATAAAGAATATTCGGATTTAAATTTTTCTAGTTTTGTTACGGACAATAAAGACAGAGAAACAAAGTTTTTTATACTTTGGGATGACGAAGATTTTGAATGCGTTGAGGCAATTAGGTGCTCTCAAGAAAACAGCATAATGTCTTTTGATTTAACTAATGGTTTAGTTGCCATAAAGCCAATAACTACAGACATAAAACCTAGACCTGTTGTAGCAGCTA